CACCACAAAACTCGGCCTCGTCACGCTGGCCGCATGGGCCGCCTACGAATCGTTCAACAACCTCGCAGCCGACGGCGGCTTCGCATTCAAAGGACTCGCCAAAGCCGGCGTCGAATTCACCAACCTCATCCTCGCCGCATTCGAAAAATTGGCCGAAGGCGTCAACTTCGTCATCAACAGCATCATCCGCGCCTACAACCTCGTCAGCCCATTCCAAGACATCCCCCTACTGCCCACCGACATCGACATCGGCCGCATTCCCATCCCATTCGGCGGCACAGCAGCCACCAGCCGCGCCTCAAACGTCCCAGACCGCCTAGAACCCATCCCCAGCCTCCCAGTGCCATTCACCCCAATCTCGCCCATCAGCGGGCTCGAGGACATCGCTGGCGGAGGTGGCGGAGCCGGTGGGACGCGCACCCTCCCCGCCCCCGTCAGCGGCCTCAGCATCGACCCCCGAGCCCTCGCCCTCCCCACATACCAACTCACCACCCTCGAGGCCTACGGACAAACCGAATCCGCCCGCCTCGCCGACCTCGAACTACTCAACGCAACCCCAGCCATAAACGTCACCGTCAACACCGTCACCGCACCCTCAGACCTCGGCCAAACCATTGTCGACGCCCTCATCCAATACAACCGAACCAGCGGCCCCATCGACGTCCTAGTCGCATGAGCACCGTCGTCCAATCCGGCAACTACACCCTCGAACTCGACACCGGCTTCGACGTCAACAGCTTCCGCCTCGACGACACCACCAAAGGCGTCCTCGACAACACCACCTACCTACTCGGCCCCAGCACCCAATTCGCCGACATCACCAACAACGTCACCCAAGTCACCTACCGCCGCGGCCGACGCAAACCCGACGACCAATTCGGCGCCGGCACCATGACCTTCACCATGCGCGACACCACCGGCATCCTCGGCCCCTACGACTCCACCAGCCCCTACTACGACCCCGCCAACAACGAACCCGGACTTGCCCCCATGCGAGCCGTCCGCCTCAAACGCGACACCACCCACCTATTCGTTGGCACAGTCACCAGCTACGAATACATCTTCGCCAAAGCAGGACCCAACACCGTCATCGTCACCTGCGCCGACGGCTTCTACCAGCTGGCCCAAACCAGCCTCCAACAGCTCAACGTCACCCCCGAAACCTAAGGCCAGCGCGTCAACACCATCCTTGCCCTCCCCGAAGTCGACTACACCGGCAACACAAGCATCGACAGCGGCACCGTCAACCTAGGCGCCAGCAGCCCCTACACCATCCCAGCCGGCACCAACACCCTCGGCTACCTCCAACAAATCAACGCCGCCGAACAAGGCCGCCTGTACATCGCCGCCGATGGCACCCTCGTCTTTGAAAACCGCATCGGCACTACCCTCAGCGCACCCATCGCCAGCTTCAAGGACGACGGCACCGGCTACCAATACGACGACCTCACCGTGGAATTCGACGCCGATAACGTCGTCAACTACGCCTACATTCGCGGCCTTGACGGCAAAGAATCCGTCGCCCAAGACACCCCCAGCCAAACCAAATATTTCATCCAAAACAAACAAATCCTAAACAGCCTTCTCGAGGACCAAACCGAAATTGACAACCTCGCCGCGTACCTCCTCGAACCCGAACCCGAACCCCGCTACACCGGCATCACCGTCAAATTCACACAGCTCACCAGCCTTCAACGCGACACAGTCGCCACCATCGACATCGGCGACACCATCAGCATCGAAAAACAAATCCCCGGGCTCAACAGCCAAATCGGTGAAGAACTTGCCATCGAAGGCATCCAAGCCACCATCAATTTCGACCGCGGCCACCAAATCACTTACTACACAAGCCCCACCACCATCGTTTATCAGCTCATTCTCGACGACCCGACCTATGGTGTCCTCGACGCCGGGAATGTCCTAGGCTAAGCACATGGCCAAACAGACCTTCACCATCGGGCAAGTCCTCGAGGCCGCCGATATGACCACGTTGCAAGCCAACGACTACAACTGGACCGTCAGCACCAAAACCGACTCATACACGCTTGTCGCCGCCGACAAAGGCACCCGCGTGGTCATGAACGCCACCACAGCCAAAACCGTGACCGTCAACGACGCCATTTTTGACGCCGGTGACATCGTATGGGTGCACAACATCAACACCGGCACATGCACAATCACAGCAGGGACAGCCACCGTCAACACTTCCGGCTCTCTCGCATTGGCTCAGTGGGAGGGTGGAATGCTGTACTTCACGAGCGCGGCATCTGCCATCTTTTTTCGCGGTGGCGGTGTAGGTTACGGCACAGCGACCGGCGGCGTTGGAGCACCAACGGCAGTCACCATTGGCGGCGTGAATTACGAATACCTGACATTCACAAGCACCGGCACACTCACCATCACTAAAGCCGGTTTATTCGATTTGCTTGTGATCGGTGGTGGCGCGGGAGCCGATGCCGGCGGCGGAGGTGCAGGAGGATACGCCGAATACATCGGCGTCGAAATCACCGCCAACCAAACCGTCACAATCGGCGGAGGTGGCGCAGGCGGCGCAGGAGGCGCAGGTCTCAAAAACCGCGGCAACGACTCGTGGATTATGGTCGCCGCTGTCGGTGGCGGCGGCGCAAACGGCAGTACCGGGAACAGTCAGTCAGGCGGCTCAGGAGGCGGCGGGGTCGGCAGTAGCGGTACTGGCGGCGTCGGAGTAACGAATCAAGGAAACTCAGGCGGCGCAGGTGCATTCAACGCCGGAGCGGGTGGAGGTGGTGCGGGTGCGGTTGGTGGTAACGCATCAAGCGGTGCAGGTGGCAACGGCGGTGCAGGTAAAGACGTAAGCACGTTTATCGGCGGTTCGTCCGTGTTCAAGTCGGGCGGCGGCGCAGGCGGAGGCTCAACGAGTGCCGGTACAGGCGGTTCAAGCATCGGCGGCAACGGCTCGACTTCAGGGACAGGCGGCTCACCTGCCGCTAACACAGGTTCAGGCGGTGGCGGTTCGTGGACTGGTACGTCAGGTAGTGGCGGTAGCGGCATCGTGTACGTCAGGTGGAAGGTCTAGACATGGCACACTTCGCACAAGTCAACGACGACAACATCGTCCAACGAGTCATCGTGATCGGCAACGACGACTGCGGCGGCGGAGAGTTCCCAGAATCGGAACCCATCGGCCAGCAATTCATAGCATCGCTCGGCCTCACTGGCACATGGCTCCAAACGTCCTATTCCGGGTCATTCCGCGGACAATACGCAGGCCCGCAAATGAGCTACAACCCACAAATCGACGAATTCGTCGACATCGAGGTCGAATCATGAACGGCGCCACCAAACAGGCAGCCGATCAAACCGTCAAAGGCGGCATCCTCGGAATCGGCGTGTACATCGCCCACATGAACAACATGGACCCCGCACTGGTCGCCATGCTGCTTCCCGTCGCATCCGCAGTGCTCGCATTCATCAGCTCCAAAATCAGCGACCCACACCTCGCATCAATCTTCGGCCACCACAAAGAACTCGGCGAACACAAAGACAAAAAGAAGTGACCCGCCCCTACATCGTCGACCAACAGCCGGTCGCCAAACACAAGCTCGCCGGCACCGAAGAATGGGTCCGCCAAGCCACCCAACACAGCGGCGGCGCACTATGGAACAACGGCACATGGGTCGTGCGCGACATCAAAGGCAAACCCGGCCAAACCTCCAACCACGCTCGAGGCCTCGCCATGGACCTTAGCTACCGATACATCAAACCCCGCAACCTTGGCGTCACCGACGGCCGCCGCAAATCCCTCGACTTCATTAAAACCTGCCTCGCCCACTGGGACCAGCTCGGCATCCAACTCATAATCGACTACTGGCCCCAAGAATTCGGCCGCTCATGGCGGTGCGACCGCGCCGCATGGCGCAAAGCCTCCAAACCCACCTTCACCGGCGCACCCGGCGGCGATTGGTGGCACATCGAAATCCACCCCCAATGGGGCAACGACCCAGACCGCGTCCGCAAAGCCTTCACCGCTGTATTCACCACAACCGCCACGGAGCCCGCTAAGGTCGAATCTGACACATAACCCACGGAGCAGCACCGAGGTAAAACATGAATCCACTGTCATTCATGGCCAGTGTCGCCGCAGGCATCAGCCTCATGATCGGCGCACTAACAGCCATCTTCCCCACACCCCAGCCACCGGCACCCGCCGCGGCCATTACCACAACCCCACCACAAGCCACTCTGAGCCTCGTGGAGGCCCCAAAACCCGTTCCCCAGTACGAACCCGCACCCCGCCCAACCTGCGACGACTACGTCGATCTAGCGCGCACCGTCGGATGGCCCGAAACCGAGCTCGGCACCGTCGCCCAAATCATGTGGGCCGAATCCCGATGCCAAGCCGACGCCGTCGGCGACATCACCCGCGGCGTCAGCCTCGGCCTCATGCAAATCCACACCGAATCATGGTGCGAACCCACCCGGTACTGGCCGCTCGGCTACCTACAAACCAAAGCCGTCCTCGACTACTGCCAAACCCTATTAGACCCCTACGTCAACCTTTACGCAGCTCTCGTGATTTGGCAAGAAGGCGGCTGGCAGCAGTGGACCACCTACAAAGGACAATGAACCGTGAGCAAAATCGTTGTGATCGTGTTGTTCGCCGTGTTCGCGTTCGCGCTGTGGCTCGAAAGGTGGACAAGGTGACACGCCGCGAACAAAGCCCAGACGCACTGTTAGCGGACCTCATCGAGTACGCCGAGAATTGCCGCAGCGTGTCAACGATGATCGTACTTCAAGAAGCAATCGCCCACATTTACACACTTCGCGACACCATCATCGAAATCAAAGCAGAAAACGCACGACTCGAATCCATCATTCGAACCACCTACTAGGAGCAGCACCTATGTCCAAAACCATTTTCGACCCGCAGCTCGGCGCACAACTTGCCGAAGAAGGCGCCCAAATCAGCTGGGACTACTCAGCCGAAACATTCAAAGACACAGCCCGCCAAAGCATCCTCGATGTCGCCCGCATGCGCGCCGACTTCACCACCGACGACATCATTCGCTGGGTCGAAACACACCGCCGACCCACACCCGACAACAACAGCGCATGGGGCCACGTCATCAAACAGCTCGCCAAAGAAGGCGCGATTGTGTTCACCGGCCAGTACCGAACTAGCGCTCGAGCAAACGCACACTCAAAGCCGCTGCGAGTCTGGCGCCGCGCATGAGCTGGAAACTTGACGACTACGTACAGGTCCCGGAGCGGATGCGAATGGTCGCGGAAAAATACCCTGACGTCCGCTTCGCCGAAGACCAACCCGTCATCCGTGAAATCGGTGACAAGCTGTACATTGAAATCCGCGTCACCGCATGGAGAGACCCGAACGATCAGCACCCTGCGGTGGCGTACTGCTGGGAACCATTCCCCGGGACCACCCCATACACCCGCGACTCGGAACAAATGAACGCCGCGTCGAGCGCCTACGGCCGCGTCTGCGCGCTCATCCTCCCCGGCGCCTTCGCCAAAATCGCATCCGCTCAAGAGGTGTACAACCGTGCCGGTCCGCCCTCGAGCACGTACGAAGAACCATTCCCTGACCAGCCGCGCATGGCGCCGCGCCTGCACACTGACCCACCAGCATCGGCAC